TTACAGAAGAAGTTGTTGCAGGTGAGTCTGTTATGAAAAAGCTTGCTGTTTCTGGCGTGCTGCTAGCATCTGTTCCCTCATAGCTTAGTGCAGCCATAGTAATTCCATTTATGACCGTAGATCCAGGATCTGTCTGTCTACCAATTTGTGTTCCATTGCGAGTTAATCCAAAAACTGAGTTGTAGACTCTGTCTGCTGCAGTCATTTCACCAAACCATCTAGCTTGAACTAATATTTTGCTGCTTGCACTTTTGGGTGTTATAGATAGAGACATTCCGTATACATCCATTGCTGTGTTTGCAGAAAATCCTTGAGAGGCTCTTCCCGTATTGTCTAATGTAACAACCTGAATTACATGCCCTGGTGCATATAGCTTATGCCCAGAAGGTACAGTAATCGTATTGTTGTTAACAGTCAAACCCTTAAGTTGACCTACAGTTAATTCACTCATTTAAACAATACTCCAAGATGATCCGCTAGGAATTGTTACCACTACCCCCGAGGAAATGGTAATTGGTCCTGCACTCATTCCATTATACCCTGTTGGGATGGTATAGTTTGAAGAAATGGTTTGAGTATTAAGTTGAATTGGAAAGTCTGCTTTCGTCTCAAGGGTATCTACACGAGCTTCAAGAGCTGCTGTATCTGCAGAGTTAGCCTTTACTTCTACCCATTGTGAAGAGTTTACATCTTCATACCAAACATAAAGATATCCAGATGTTGTATCAAACCAAGCTGCTCCTGGAATTGGGTTTTCTGGTGGTACATCTCCTGCTGTTACTCCAGCTCCTCCTCCGCTACCCCCACCTGGAATAGCACGAACCAGCATTCTACCTGCAGCGACATTCTGTTTTGTTACCGCTGCAACTGGAACTGTCCAGTTTGGAAACTCTGGTTCAATATCTGTTAACCCACCTGGGGTAGTTGGATCAACATAAAGAATTGTTCCTACTGGCCATAGACTTGTATCTACGTGATTAATAAAACCAAGCTGAGTAACGAAACCAAAACCGTCAGCAGGAATCTCTTCAGTAG